AGCGTTACTTAAATAAACGATATTCGCATATCTTGTATGCAATCTACCTTGCTCAGTCCAAATTATTTGATCTGAAGTAGATGGCATTTCCGCAGATACCATACGTAAAAAAGAACCGATAGATCTGTTTCCATATCTTTCAACTTCTTGCTCGTATACATCTGGTAAAAATTGTTGAGCCCACTGATTAAAACTTGAATCAGTGAAATCGATATAGTTCCCACTATATAATGCCTTAGTCTGAGTTGGTTGTAAGGCAGCAGGAACGCCACTTGTAAAAGCCATGTTTTAAAATTTTAAGTTATTGTTTATTCCATTTTATGCGCAACTTATCTGAAGAATTACCTGAAACAACTCTAATTTTATCACCGGAAGATGTAGTTATAGTTGAATTATCAACCCGAGGTGTCATGTCAATATTATTTGCTTTCTTAGCAGCTTCTTTAATAGCGTCAGCACGGCCTTGCTCATAGAAGTGATTAGCAATTTTATCAGCATTTCTTCCTGCAAATAATGCTTTATGATAATCTGAAGCATTACCTAACGATCCATCTTCTTTATCGATGTATTCATTAATAAAGTTCTTTAAGTCCGACTGGTATGTTTTAACTTTTTCTGCATTATCTACTTTAAATCGATATTTATTTTCACCAACCTGAAAATCAAAACCTTTGAAATCTTTATTGAAAACTTTATTTGTACGATCTAAAAATTTTTTTTGTAGTTTTTTCCAATCTTCCTCCTTTTGTTGCTGTTTGTTATAATACTCCATAGCTTCAACATATTCAGGAGCAACAGTATTTTCTTTTCTTAACTTAAGATCAGCATAATATTGCTTTTTATTATTGTCAAAGTATTTTTCAGCATTATAAAGTTCTTCTTTAAAAGCCAATTTTTTAGCTTTTATGTCAGAAGGTTCATCCGAATCCTCATCATATGAAAAATTTTTATTCATTAAGAAATCTAAATCATCATGATCAAGATGTGGTTTCGTAGTTTTATAGTACTCTCTTAAAAGTGTTACGTTATCTAACTTTGAAAAGTCTCTATTAAGATTAACATAATCTTCAAGACTTCCACCAGTTTCATCCATAAATTTTAAAAGGTTCTCTATGTTTTCTGGAAGCTTTTGTGTTTCTGCTTCCGGTAATATTTTTTCTTGTTTCTGTACGGGCTCGGAGTCTTCAGTGCTTGAATCCACTCGTGCCTCGTCAGTGTTATTTTTTTCATCTGTAACAAGTTCTAATGGAGATTCTACTTCTTGCCTCTGTTCTTCTTCGTTACCTTTATTTTCTTCTTTTTGTTTATTTTCTCCGGCAGGCTCTTTAGACTCTTCTTTGTTTTCCTTTTGAATTTCTTCGCTAGTTTCGGATCCACTGCGTACAGGTATCTCATCTGTGCTTTGCTTCTGAACGGCATCTTCTTTTTGTTTTGGTGGTTTATCTAAATTAACTTTATAAACTCCGTCTTTTTGTAAACCATATTCTGGATTTACATCTCCTTCTTTTACCGCATTATCAATTACTGCGGCTTCTTTTTCTTGAGTTGAAGTTTCTTGATTTTCTTCAACTGCTTTAACTGTTACTTTTTCTTCTTCCATAATAATATATAATAAAATAATTAGTTTTTACTTAGGTTCAAATCTTGATAGATCAAACCCACCTAATACATCATTTCCTTTTGATTCAAATGATTTTTTAGGTTTTTCTGTTTGAGGAGGACCTGCTATTTTTGATGCTGATAATTTTTTATCTGCTATTCTCTCCTGTGTTTTTGCTTGCTCTTGAACTAATTCTATTTGAGTTTCTAGCTCCATTGCTTTTAATTTAACATTAAGATCATATTCAAATTGCATTAACTCTCTTTTTGTTTGAGCTTCAACTTCTAATTTCTTAATAGAATTTTCATTTTCAGCAGTAGAAATTTGTATTTTAGATTCTGTTTTAATTTGTTCAGCTTGAGCTTTAGCTTGTTCAACTTGTATTTGCATTTGACCTTGCGCTTCAGCTTGTGCTACAGATGCAGCTTGTGCTTGTGCTTGATCTGCTTCTTGTTTTTTAATACGTCTAAACTTTAATAATTGATTTGCAAGTTTAGTATTATTTATATTTCTTACATCAATAGCATCTTCTAAGTGTATACTATTCTGTGCTAATGCAGCTTGTATATTTGTTTCTAATAAAGTTTTTTCTTCTTCATCAGGTTCTAATTCTAAAAATATGCCAAAATCATGTAAATGTAAATTTTTTAATTCTTCTAATGAACCTACAGAAAACTGACCTAAAGAAGAAATAAATACTTTCTTTTGAGGATGATAATTTAAAACGTCTTTAAATCTTAATGAAATAGCCTCTGCTAAAGATAAAGTTGTAAACATACTACTTTGTAATATATGTCTAGTAGCTGTATTACTATTTGCTGCTGCTAATTTTTGAACACCTACAAGAGAATTGGGATCAGGATCAGAACCATCTCTAGCTTCATTTAATCCTGTTATATCTCTAATCATTTGTAAATATTGATTATAAGCCCCTATTAATACTTGTATTTGATTACCACCGCCTCCAGGTAATTCTTGTATAGGTACTTTACCCTGATTAGGATCGCCATCAACAGTTAATGATCTACCTATAATTGATCCTGTTTGAAAGTACATATTCAATGCTTCTTGAGGATTATAACTTGTACCATTACCTAAATCTATTTCAGCTAATCCATCAGCATCTACATATACTCCTGAAGGTGTCATTCTTTGTATTGCTTGTTGTAATTTTAAATGCGTTAGTTGTATTAAATCAGCATAAGGTGTCATTTTAGAAACAAGCGATGTAACATTACCTTTATATAATCTAGGAGCAGTTACAATATAATTCATCATTACTTTATTAGCATTGGATTGAGGGCGAATCATATTAGTTGCCTTTTTCCATCTTAATAAAATATTTGTTCCTAATATAAATACACCTTCATATATAACTTCCTGTGCTTGTGCAACTCTTTTAAATCTAGTTCTTTTATCTTTTGGAGGATTAAATGAACCATCTTTTGGAATAGCTTTTTCTGCACCAGTAGAGGTTTCTTTTATTTTGTAAACGTCATTTTCCCAGCTTTTCCAATTAAAGTATAACACAGTCATAGTATTATAATCATCTCGATCATAATTATTATAATCGCTTGTATCATTATAAGAAGTATAATTAGAGCCTTTTTTAGATAACTCGTATAACTCCTCATCTGGCATTTCAGGAAATTGCTTTTTTAATTCATTTAATTTTATTCTTTTTACTTCACCAAAATAATAACAATCTGAAAAATTAGGATCCTCTGTATATGACCATACTAAATTAGATGGATCTACATATTCTAATACAATTCCATCTGTATTATTAAATGTATGTTTAGCAGCTGATATACCTAAAACACATAAATCATAATCTAGCCGCTTTTTTATTTCATCATATTTATTTCTTAAAAATATGTTTTCTATAGCTTGTTCTTGTGCAATTTCAATACCTTGTTTATAATTTAATTGCATATAAAGCCCTAATTCTTCTGTATTAGCTGGTAATTCTTCCTTAGGAATATTTCTAGCGTTAACACCTAGTTCAGCTTCTATCTGTGTTAGTATTTCTTTAGCTGCTAAATCTCTTTGAATATTTTCAACAAATTTTGTTCTTTTGCCTGTAGCAATAGGATCTTGTGCAAATGCTTTTATAGAAAAAAGTCTATCTTGCATTCCATTAACAACTATGTCTATAAACTTAGGAATAATTGGAACTGGTTTCCAGTCAAGATTTAAATAAGACAAATCACCATTTACAGCAAACTCATCTTTATATTTTCTTATTGATTGCTCACCTCTAGCATAAAGTCGTAATCTATGATACTCATCTCTAGCTTGGAAATACCTACCGTTGCCTCTATCTTTATTAAACCAGTCTTGTTCTATTGCTCTGGCTACTTTTAAACCGTAATCAGGCGTTATTTTTTCTGCGTCTGGTACAGCTTGGCTTGGAAATTGTGTGCTTGCTCCTGTAGTTTTTGCCATATTTATTTAATTATTTCGCTTCTTAATCCTTCGTTTTTATATTTTGAAAAGGAAAAATCTAATTTTTTTAATTGTCTTGCTACATTTGGTCTATACATATGTTTTCTGCATGCCATTATAGCTAATCCGCTGCTAATAGATGCATCATATGCAGTTCTTTTTAATATATCAAATTTAGCCCAATCTTCTAATGTTCTTTGAAAATACATATTACCACATCCGTTTTCATTTCTACCAACATATTCTTCTATATATGATTCAATAGCAGCGGCATGTGCTTGCTTTATATCTTCTGAAGTATTAGGTATACCACCTAATTCTAATTCTGTTTTAGATAAGTTATATTTTAATTTGTCAGGACGGTTCATAGAAAATCCTCTATAACCTCTTCTTTTAAAATAATATAATAATCTCGGTTTATTATTTTCTGCTAATATGGGCATACCGTAAAATACACAAGCCATTAATACATCTTCAAAAAATATTTCAGCAGTTTGTGGCCTAGCAACATATTCTAAAAAGAATTTATTTGTAGGTACATCACTAGTCATAGAAAATGTAGTTAATCCATGTAATGCCCCATTTGAACCACCACCGCCAACAGTACCTGATATATCATATGAGTCACATCCAAATGCTCCAAGACCATCATTAGCTGGATATTTTATACCGTTTTTTTCAATTATATTATTTTGTAATACCTTAGGTGGTATCCAAGTTATACGAAATCTACCGGATTTCATGGGATTCCACTTTACTTGTGAATCTTTAATTCCTTTTTCCCAAGAAAAATTACCTGTAACAACATAACCTTTAGATGTCATTTCTTCATTGTAATCTATTTGTTCATATATTTTTGTTAGATTAAATAAAGAATTTAAAGTTTCATCTCTAAAAGCATGTTTTTCTGATCTTGGAAATTGCCTATAATATTCGTTTAAGCTATCAGCATCATTCTTTAAACCTTCCACTTCATTCTCCCAGTGTTCGATAACGCCTGTGCGTATTTGTTCACCATCAATTCCTTCAATCGCTTTTGATGGAGTGTCGAATACAGGATACCCATACTTATCGATAAATCCTTCGTAACCCCATTCCATAGGTAAGAACAAAGAATATAATCCACTTGAAGTCTGGCCATTCTTATTTCGTTTTGTAACATCCGAGTCATAATAAAGTTTTTTAAAGTTATTTCCTCCTTTATCTAAAGCATTAGATGTTGACCCCATCATACATTTGCCAACTATTTTCGACCCGAGGCGGAGACACGTTTTCGTAACCCTCCAGTTATTGAGGATGTTGTCCGGCCTCTCCCATTTACCTGATTCGTCGTGGATGAGTAGTTGTAGTTTTTCTCCGTCGTATGAATTGTCGCCCGTGTTCTTCCAGTCAATTGTGGTGTCCAGTCCATCCTGTATCTCGTCGGAGGAGGTGGCTGTGGCACGGATCGTATTACGAGTGAGTCTCCTTGATGGTACCTTGTACGAGAGTTCCGTCTTTGGACGTTCCATACCGTCCTGTATTGGTTTAAAAAAGAACGGGTAATTAGTTGAGATTGGGACCACCTTATCCGTGAACATCTTCTTAGCGTCGGCTCCACTTTTAGAAAGAATCCCAAATCTTGAATCCTTAGTTGTTGTTGCAATGTTGACAATTTCTGAAGACGCCATAAAGGAGAAACCAGACCGTCTATTCTTAAGGTAGCACATCCCATAACATCTATAATCGGCCTTGCATGCCTCCCAAAAGTAGAAAAATATCCTGTTCGCATGTCGAAAGTCGGGTGCACCCACGTCGATCTTAGTCCAGTTGAGATATACATAGTGCGATCCTGTAAGGTAACATGGGGTGCCGTTGCACATGAACCAATAACCATCAACACGATGATTAAACTCATCATCAATATATTTATAATATTTTTCTTTTGTATCTTCCCTTTGTGCTTTAAAATCATATATAGTTTTTATTCTATTTAATGATTGAGGTCTTTCTTTTCTTATAAACACTTGATCTTCTTTTTTTAAATCAGAACCATTTATAATACTAGGAGTTTTAGGTATTGCTACCTTTAGACCTTGTATTTCATATATATCACCTATTGTACCATCTTTGCTTATAACAACGCAATCGAGATCTTCATTATAACCGTAACTAAATTTTTTATGTTTATTTTTATGCTTTACTTTTTTATCAGTTAAATGGCTTTTATGAATTGAATATAAATTTTGTTTATACATTATTTAATTCTTTCTTCTACACTTAAAAACTTAGCGGACTTTGTTTCTTTTTTATCTTCAGATAGTTCTTCTATCTTTTCTATAATTTTTAATGAATCATCTATTGCAACCCATTTTGCTTGTGCAGCTATTTTAGCTTTTTCAGGATCTAATTCTTTTAAATCTATCGTTTGAATAATTACTTTTTCAAGCTCAACTAAAGCTTTTTCTGCGGCATCAATTACTCTTTGCTTTCTCGACATGTGTTATATAATTTGATAATATTCTGTATAATTTTTTATTTTCTATGTTAAACTCATACTCAGAGTTAGGTTTAAAGCCCACTATATCTCCACAGGACACACCTAATGACTCTAAATAATTATTGCTATACACAAGCTTCCCTAATAATTTTTTTTCTTTTAAAACACTCCATTTAGAATTGCTTTTCAATGGCTTAACAAAACAAAATTTATCAAAACAATGCCACTTATTATTTCTTTTATATGCAAAGATTTCATCTGGAGATACTATATATTCATTTTCATTTATAAAAGCGGCGGAGTTTTTTTCATTACCTCTTATATCATACCATCTTCTAAATACATTATGATGTAATA